AGCTCCCGTATTACCTGTAACGGTTGCACCAGAGACTCTGGTTGTAAAAGTACCCGAAACTCCAGTTATGTTTGAAAAAAGACCAGTGTTTCCGGTAATGGTTGCGCCAGAAAGCTGGGTTGTATAGACTCCAGATACACCTGTTACGGTTGTAAATTGAGCTGTAGTGCCTGTAACGGTAGTCCCAGAGAGTGTCCCGGTGACTTGAACACCGTTGGAAAATTGAGCTGCACCAGTAACGGTTAGTCCACTTGCAACGGAAAGATTTCCACTGACATTAAGGATTGGTGTGCCAAGGGCCTGGAAGGTTCCTGTTGTTGCAGCAACTGTTGTACCTGTGATTGTCGCACCGCTAAGTGCGTTGAACGTACCACTGGTTGCCGAAACGGCATCGCCTGTAATTGTGGCACCGCTTAATGCTTGATATACACCACTGGTAAATAAAGCGGAGGTACCAGTGGATGTCGTGGTTGTTGCGGTTACTGCATTTACGTTTGTGCCTTGTAAATACGTACCGGTAACAGTGGTACCACTAATGGTTCCACTGATCGTTGCATCGTGCTGAACAACAACTCCACTAAAGGTACTGGCTCCAGACGCAGTGATTGTGTTGAAAGAACTAGAGCCTGATACCGATAGATTGCCATCAATAATTACGTTGCCAGTGATGGTTTCACCAGTGACACTTGCGTAGTACTGATCTAAGTATGAACGAAACTGCGTAAATGTAATTTTTTTGTTGCGCAGCGTTGGATCCACCTCAAAAACGTGGACCAGGGTAAGTAGATCCTGATCGTCAATATCACCCCCGCTTATGGCAGGGAATTCGCTGATTCTACGATTGGCCACCTACTTTTACTGCGCAAGCCTTTGTTCTAATTATAGAGCGGCTTATTTAGCGCACTTTAATCTCAACACGGGGCAAAACATTGGATAATGTGTTCCAAGACCACTGAATTCCTGTTACAATTCCGCAAGAGAGCAGAAGCACCAACAGAACTTCAGCGACAGTCAAATTGCGACGTAAGTAAATCACCCTTGGTTGTTGCTGTTGCATTGCAGCCTGCTGAGTAATAGTTTGCTGAATCGCAAGCTCCCTGGCACGAGCCTTCATTTCAGCCAACTGCTCAGGCGTGATTTGATTCTCCAATTGCGGAGGCATTGACATCGGAGGTTGACTGACTGGAATTTGTTCTTCCATGGTCGCAAATTGTTTTCTCACAGATTAGCATCTAAACAAAGCGTGTGAAGGTATGCAGTACGGACTTCGTAAAAGTTTGGAAGACATTGCTTACGAACTGAAAGGAATTAAGAATATCCTTGGCTCTATGTGGCACTCTCGCTATTCAAATGGAGAGACAGACGTCTTGAGCCCTCAGGCTTTTGCAGATGAATACATCTCGACAGAGGAATGCGGTAAACGTCTTGGTGTCTCTGATCAGACTATCCGAAATTGGATGTCAATTGGTCGGAAACAACCTAGCAAGGGCTGGGTGGAGGGCATTCATTATGTCAATGTTTCTCCAGATCCCAAAAAGAAAGCGGTCTTGCGGATTCCCTGGAATCAATTGATTCAGTCTTTTGCCAAAAATCCTGAAGTCCTGACGGTTGATCTGAACCCTCAGCGCCAAGATCGTAAGCCAATGTACCAAAAGACATGGGAGCCGGCCGAGAATGGCGCACCGTTTTAAAGATATTGATATTGATGCAGTGACTCTTGAAAACCATGAGGAGCTGTTGCCTGAATCCTTGGTGAGACAGGTGGAGATGTTCTTGCCTCCCAGTGGCTCGTTTGATGACGGGTGTTTGCGTCGGTACTTAGAAAACTTAAGAAATTATGAAGAAGAGGACGCCAATTCTGGCATGACACTTGCCAATCGATTGCGTCTTGCTTTCTGTGATTTGCAAGCAGATACTATCTGCGGTAAATTCCCACAAGCAGAATTGCCTCTTAAGCGGAGGTTGCGTTGCGTCGCAGAGTATTTGATCCGTTCCGGAGAATTTGATAAGGTAAGGGATGACTTTGGCAAGCTCGTCAAAAAACGCGGCGTTCTTGGCAAGTTGGTGGTGATGTACCAGCCGACGCCAAAGCTCTTAGAATCACTGAATCGACAAGGGTTACTCGAGAAATGAACCGACGTGAAAAATTAATTGCTTCTGTGATCGGGCCAGAGCTGGACGAAACAAAAGCAAAGATGCTCGATGCCACGATGAAGTTGATTCTCGGGGATATGGGCGGATTGTACGTAAAGTTCTGGGAGTCAGAAGGTCCGGGAGTCATGTGCTTTCAGCCAGACTCAGATCGTACAATGTTCTATTTGACACTCAAAGAACTTCACGCTGCTCAAGAACAGGAAGAGCGTGACAATAACGGTGATCTGGCTGAGACGTTCCGGCGCATCCTGTCAGCAGCACAAAAGATTGATCCAACAGAAAAAGCTGGGTATCTCATTAACGATGCGGGTGGTATCCGTTTTCTTGAAATTGATTACAACAAAGTATCTGATCAATGAGCAACGAAGGGCTTCAACGCACATCCAACCGCCGAGAGGGCATTGAGCTGATCACAAGCTCAGACTTAATCATTGCTGCAAATGAGTTGATGGGTGGTATCACATTAGATGTTGCCAGCTCCAAAATTGCCAATGAGTATGTAGGAGCTGAAAACTTTTACACACCAACGGATGATGGGTTAAATGCACAGCAGTGGTACGGTAAGGCTTATTTGTTTCCACCTGCGGGCATGTACTTTTGGGATAAAAAGAATGGACGCTGGAAAAAAACAAGGGCTTCTGCAGTGTCATTGACATCTTCCCATGCCGTGTGGTTTCGGCGTATGTACCATGCATGGATTTCAGGTGAGATAGAGCAGGGCCTGTATTTCAGCAACTGTCCTGACATGATTCGTTACGAGCCTAAAATCTTTAGTTTTCCGATGTGCATCTTGCGTACACGACCAGTGTTGCAGGAGTACGACGGAAAGAAATTTTCGCGTCGCCAGACGTGCACTTCATTTGTTGTCTATCTGCCTCCCACTGATTTAACGGATGATGCTACCCAGCGCTTCAAAAACATCTATGAAGAACGTGGGCATATTCTTATCTGATCTCTGTATACTGAAGGACGATTACAGGGATTTATGAGCGTCCTGGCCGATTGGGAAATCAAAAAACTTGCTGAAGAAGAGGAGATGATCGCTCCTTTTGTTGATCACTTGGTCAGCAAGGAAGATGGCCGCAAGCTCCTAAGCTATGGCCTCAGCTCATACGGCTATGACATTCGGCTATCCCCTTCCCAATGCCTGATTTTTGGCAAGGTACAAGCTGGGGATTGCGATCCAAAGAACTTTGATCCTGACATTCTGAAGCCTGCTGATCTACTGGAGGATGAACGCGGGCAATACTTCTTGCTTCCCCCGTACGGATACTGTCTTGGTGTTGCGCAAGAACGCCTGAAGCTTCCCAGAGATGTCACTGTTGTTGCTGTAGGTAAATCAACCTACGCACGTTCAGGAATCCTGGTTAACATTACGCCTGCTGAAAGTGGATGGGAAGGTTACCTGACGTTGGAGATCAGTAACTGCACTGGACTTTTCAACCGCATCTATGCGAATGAAGGGATCACGCAATTATTGTTCTACCGTGGCAACCCCTGCCATACCACGTACCAAGACCGGAAAGGCAAGTATCAAGACCAGCCTAACAACGTGGTCTTTTCTCAGGTTTAACCAAAGGCCTTACCAAATTGTTCTTTAGGTTTACGGGCGTAGCCAACGGAACCGGCACGCCCACCTGAGTCTCCTGCGGTTGCGCTCGTTGGTTCGCGAACTAAAGCACGTTTCTGGTATTCGCCAGCACTACGGGCAGCCCGCATGAATTTGGCGACTCGATTTTGATTGCTGTTGACAGATGCTGCTGAACGCCTATCGCCTGCATCTACTCGACGCAAGTCCGTGTCATAGGCCTGTTCAGGACGCAAGTCTGAGACTTCAGCTCCAGAGGTACCGGAGTTGATCCCTGGGTCGTATGTAGGTCTAAATCTGTTGGCCATATTAACATTGTAGAAGCAGTGAATCAATTAATCCCGTGATGCATTCCGCCGCAAGCTTCCTTGACGCATTTGTGCAGGATGAAGTCAAGTGTCGTTGTCTTGATGAAGAAGATTTTGGTGCACCTCTCGATAATTCGCAAAATGATGTACCCTTGTATGATTCCTACAACAGAGGTTTAGTCGCATGCGAGCAGGGTCTAGAGCGAAATCCATTGAATCTCGAGGGGGCACGTCCTGGAATGACGGGCTATATCCCTTCGATGGAGGAGGGCTTGGCAATGGGAGCCTCTCCGAAACCAAAGACTCTGGTACTGGAGCTGGAGGAGCCGGACGAGGAGGAACAAATGCTGTCGGCAAAACGTCGTGGTTTGATCCGATAAAAACTGATTCCGTTTCAGAGAACCAACCCGTGATGGAATGTAAGGATGGTGTCTGCCCGGTACCCTGGGCAGCCAAAGAAGAAGCTCCTGTTGTTCTTCCAGATGTAGTGAATCATCCTCCGCATTACACGGAAGGTGGTGGTGTGGAATGTATCGAAGCCATCGAATCCTCTCTTACAACTGAAGAGTATCGTGGCTACTTAAAGGGTAATATCCAAAAGTACTGCTGGCGAGAGCGTCACAAAGGCGGCACAGAATCACTGAAAAAAGCACAGTGGTATCTGGAGCGCCTTATTCAACTTGATGAAGCTCAGAAGGGCTGAAGCTCATCTTCATCATCGTCGTACTCGTCGTCATCCATGCAGGCGGCGGCGAGTTCGGCTAATTCCAGATCGGTGGGATGATCCCAATCAAGTTCAATGTTTTCGGACGCCATGATGTCTTTGATGGCGTGCCACTCCATCATGCGTTGGTGGTAGAGGCTAAGCAGGGCGTAACGCAGTTCATCCCAAGTCATCTCTTGAGATTGAAGCTCTGCTTTACGCATGGAAAACTGGAGTTCCAGGGGGAGTTCAAATTCCCGTGGCTCAACTGAACGCTCCATTCCGCTCTGCATTTGCTCGTTGCAATTATTCTAATCCTAGCTAGTGAATAGCAAGTCAAGTTCCTGATCCAGAAAATCGTCCCACTTGTTTTCGTTAACACGAAAAGAGTTGGCAAACTCTGACAAGATATAAGGACTGATGCGTTCTTCCAGTTCACGAACCGCACGTACTTCGTGGGGAGCAGCGCTGTAATTACGGAAAGCAGTCAACAAAATTTCAGTGGACGACCAAGGATTGGCATCAATCTCTTGCAGGAAAAGGCTGATCTCTTCCCTGCGGCGGTCCAGGAGGCCGCCGATGACGTTATGGTCTTCATCAAAGATCCAGTGCCCTATCTCTTGTGTGGCACCACAGAAGTCCTCAGCTTCAATGCGGTCAATCACGTGGCTGTACAGGAAAGGATCCCAGCCAACAGAGTGGATAAATGAGATTAAGGCCTGACGCATACTGTTGTCCAGGCCAAGGTTGAGCTTGGCTAGCTGGTTGTCAATGACATTGATCTCGTGGAAGAGATACTCCAGTGCCTTCTCACGCGTGCAACATTGGCCACGCTTGACGGGAGAACCATCGGGATAGAACTGGGTCCCAAACCCGATGGTATAGGGATCTCCACCTGTTACCGGATCTGGGTATGCTCTTTCGCTATACCCTTCGTATTTACGGATTAAGTTAACCGCATGCGAAAGATCCGACATAGGAGTACAACAAGTACTCCTAATATACATAAATTTTACTTACCTTGGCCCCTTAGTTTTTTCTTGCCTCGGCGTTGAGGGCGACTGTTTTGACCTTGACCGATAGAAGTGGTCTTGGGTTTGCCTTCAATGTGAAGTGTGTTGGACTTGGGTTTTGCCATGCCGGTAACGAAGCAGCAAACAGATCCTACCAGGCTTTACATGACCAGTACCCAGCCGTAAGCTTGCTTTTAAGTTCGTCACAATTATGACGGGCGCGGAAGTTCTTGCGTCGTTCTGGGTTGTCTCGTTTGATTTCCATGTTGGCATCACCAAAACGAACAATTTTTTCCTGGCCGTTTTCGCAAGCTTTTACAACAGACTTTTTGCCGCCTTGCACGTCCCGCCTGGGCTTGTTGCAAGGCATTGAATCTTTGGCAATTTTTGCGGCCTTGGCTGCTTTTTTATGTTGTTCTGCCACTATTTAAACCCAGCAAATAAAGAAGTGAAATCACTAATAAAAGATTGCGCCGCCTTTGATTTTTGGGGCACATCTTCTTCGTCTTCTCCAAATATATTAAAATAGGACGGCTCAGAAGATTCCTGTTTTTCCTCATCATCTTCAAATATTTGACTATCATCTCCAAGGAAGCTAGATACGTTTGAAAGGGCGGCGAAAGGATCTTCTCCATTAAATCCAGCAAAGCTGAGCCCTTT